ATCATTTGCCACCAGTAAATATTCTTTTTAGTTTCCAGATATGTTTCTCGTGCCTTGTTGAGGGCTTTAATCGTGTACATAAAATCTTTGAGAAATTCTGTTCCTTCTTCAGCACCATTAAACAGATGTTCGCACGAAAAGTCATCCAATGTAAATTCTTGCTCTGCAATTTTATGCATTGTAGAGCAAGAATCAGTAACCGTTCCGACTTTGTACGTATCAAACTGTTTCCACCAATAAAGAGGGGCAATTATATCACAACTTACTGTAATCATTCGCATAAACTTCCGATGATCAGTACCTGCCTTAACTAATTTTTGCATTAAAGCCATATCGTTATCCCCAATACAAAACGGATTTTTTCCCAAATCGCTCCATGCCCAGCCACAATGAGAGCAACCCAAATTGTTGCATTTGGTTGTTATGGGTTCCTTGCAATAGCAACTATCCGACTTTTCCCAACTATTCATCGGATTTCGCATTCCCCGTATGGCCGCTTCCCATCCATACACCTCTGTGTTTTCGACTTTTATCATGCCAAGCCCTCCATAAATGCCGTCATAACTGCATCTGCTGCTTCATCAAATTGAATCAAACACCGCTTAAACAATTCAGTCTTGAAAGATGCCATCGTGCGATCGTCCATTGCACCTTTTTCCCGCAGTTCCAAAAGTTGCTCGTTCGTAAGCATTGACCATAGCAGTTCTAATGTTTCATCGCTCATTTCCAATTACTCCTTTTCGTATTCTAATTCAATCAGCCGCTTTATCGCTGCTAAAGCTGTGTCAATTGCCACAACATCAAGGCAAAAAGCGTTATCTTCTTCGTCTTCAAAATCAGCTGCAAAGCCCTCACGGTCGCAACGTAAGTCTTCCAGTTGCCCGACTGCATTTATCAATTTTTCAATGGACAGCTGATTCTTTTTAGTTTCCAAATCACCTTCATACCGAATCGAACTCCCATCTTCACAAACCGCAATTGCCGTTATATCTGGCTTGAGAGCAACTGCTGCGACAGTCATACGAATCTCCTCTGATTCAGCACAGTTTGTCCCGATAAATGTCATTGATGCGGCATCTGCATACTTGTCAGCAATCTCAACAATCAGCTTTTTCATGTTTTGCCTCCTGATTTAACTCCATCAGTTTTTCCATGTACCACTCTGCCTTTTCTATATCTTCCGGTCCATTTTTCCGACTTGCACGAAAACGGTATTTATATACGTTGCACATACAGAAATGGCGAACAGCATCTACGCCAAACAATGCGATCATCTCATCAATACACTCATACTTTCCTTGATAGTGAAATGGATGATTCACATTATCCGGACTCGGATGAAGCCCGATACTTTCCTTACACATTTTCTCATTCACCACCTTTCAGTTCTTTCTGACAGAAACCAGAACAGCATATTCCCTCATCTGTTATCTGTATTGTTTTCTGCCCTGTATTCTCGCAAACAATGCCACCCTGTTTCTGCGTAATAACCGCAGCAGGTGTCCGAATGACTCTTGTGTTTTTGGACTGGTTTGCATATTTGCAGTTTACACAATCGTTCATTCTGCCTGTCCCCATTCAAAAATTTCTCCAGTTGGTTTCTCATTGCTCCACCGCAATTTTCCATCTCTTGTTGCAAACCAGATATTTTCTTTCGGAATCATTCCGAAAATCCCATACAACGCTTTTTCAATCTCACTTGCATTGTTAAAGTCACGAAATACATTCAACTCTGTCGGACGATCTCCGGTTCGATCTGTCAAATGATGCTCTTCGCAAGCCTGCAAAAAGGCATCAGTGTTAGAACTGTTCGTCTGTACCCATACGTCACCGGAAATAAACCTGTCCCAATCAAAAGCCGTTTCCGGTGCAGAACCCATACAATCAAGCAGCCGCTCCAAAGCCAATTTTGCACCAAAGGCAAAATCAAAATCATCCTCCGGACAGCACCTTGCAGTGCTTGCGTTTACTTTCTTGCCGTTAACATACTGTGTAGCCATCACTGCGTTCCCATTTTGCAAAATGACAACCTTTGTTTCTTTTTCAATCTTCATTATTTTTGCTCCTTTCATTGAACGGTTGAGGCAGTGACATCCAAGCCAACACCTCATAATTTTCGTCTTCATCAGTTATTTCAAGAATCTTTGAGTAATCCCAAAACTGCCAGTAGTTATTGCCACGCTGCCCATAGTATGTATTACTAAAATCCGTGCATCTGTTTCGGACCGTTATCAATACTTCAGTAAACAGCTTCGGAAGGGAATCTCTCACGCTTATCCAGCCCAATCTTCTATCCCTCCATATATGCCATACTTTTTTCGCAGATCGTTGCAGTACCTTTTCAAATCGATGGCATTCATCGTCAATGCAGCGTAGTACGGCGTAAGAATTTCACGCTCAATCGACCGAATTCTACCGATAGATTCCGGACTACCGTCATACTTTTCCAATGCTCTCCGATAAGCAGAGAACTCACTCCTCAGAATTTCTGCAGCCAAGCGAACATATCCATTGTCAACGGAACCACAGCTTTCCTTTGGGTCACAGTTGACGGGAGTTTCAATTCTCTCACGTTTTAGTTTCTCACGATACTGTTTTTGGTAGGAAAGTACCTCTTTCCGTCTCTGCTGGTATCGTTCTTTGCTACGTTCAGATCTGCAAGCTGCACAAATACGATGAATTTTTCTCCGTTCACCAGTTTGTTTGTTGCGGTCAACAAACTCCCAGAGTGGTTTTTCTGCACCGCATTGTCTACAGATTCTATTCATGTTGTAACCGCCTTTCTGCCATTACAGCAGTTCCTTATCCAAATCAATACCATACTTTTCTTTCAAGTATGTAAGACAGTCCAGCGTAGAATACTGATGGTTCAAAATCCCGACCCCGTCCATTAGCTTGAAATGGTCTTTTACGCCATCCAAAACAGACCGCAGTCGCTTTTCTCCAAATCCGAACTCTTTATTGAGTTCCACCATACAAACGGACATAAACTGGGGAAGAACATCTTGAATTACCGATTCATAAATCTGATCTTTCTTTTTCTGATATTCTTCTTCAACCCTTTGACGGATTTCGCTTTCTCCGATTGTGATAAGCCTTGCTTTCATTGTCCTTACGCTCCTGTTCCATTCTGCCAAGTTCCCGGTTCAGCTTATAGTCAATCATACTGTTCAGTGCATTACCGTAGCCATCTCGGACAAGGTAAATCCGGATTTGCTCCAAGGTAATCAGCAAATCGCCAGTTTCCTCCACGAGATGGTTCATTTGCAGCGAATTTCCAGGATACCGTTTGATTTTCTGAACTGCTTGAATGAACTCTGCTGCCTCCTCAACCGTCTGCTCCAGCTGCCTTTCAAAAGTTCTGGCATCCGTTATTTTTGCAATCACGTGCATCTGTTCTGTTGTCATTTTTATTCATTCCTTTTCTGAATTCTTGATACTGTTTGGCGTAAGCCTTTCTCCGAATCCGCATGCAAGCACCACAGAACCTGCGGTCAGCTTTCACATGAATCAGAGACTTGCCGCACATTTCGCACCGTTTATCCGCCATTATATACGCTCCGGATTCAGTTTCTGCACGATTCCACCGGTGAATCGATTGACAAGCGTAATGTAATCTGAAGCCGAATTCCATCTCGCTACAAACCACTCGTTCGGATCAAGATGCAATTTCTGATACATAATGATTTTTTGCCTGCGTGTTGGTTTCTTTGATTTCATATCTCTCAACTCCCTGTTTTATCAAAGGTTCAGTAAAGTCCGCCAAGGGCCTCTAAAAATTCTCGGTTTTCCGATAGCCATTCGTTGGTTCGTTCTGGATTTCGATACCCGTGGTGTTGCTGGCTTTGATTCTTTGCTTTCTGAATATCCTGCTGACACCATCGAAACAGTGTTGCATAATGACTGCGGTAGTGCTTTCCAGTCGATGCCATGTAGCTGGATAAGCTGCTGATTGTCTGCGGCAATTGTGTTCCATACAGTTCTGACAGTCGAGCATATTCGTTCTCTGTCAGCCGGACATTTTGAAAATCACCGAATGTTTGCTTTTCCGAGCGTGCGTCCCCCTCACATAATTCAAAGCCTATTGATTCTCTTGTAGTATTATACGGTCTGGTTTTTTGACTGGGGGCATTCCTCTTTTTTGGTTGAGGGCATTCCGTTTTTTTGACCGGCTGGGTAAATTTTTTAGGCTTTTCAGCCTTTGTTTCAACATTCTTTCCACAGTCGCTTTCCACTTTTTGTGGAGAAACACGCTGTTCGATTGCGGTTAAATTTACCCGATAATGATTTCGCAAACCACCGTCATCATCCCTTGTCTGACGTTTCAAAATATACCCCAGTTTTTCAAGCTTGTTCAGGGCATTCAAAACCGTCTGCTTGGTGCATCCAGTCGTTTCAGCAAGGTAGGCAAGACTGCCGGAACATTCATTTTCACCGTCTTCGGAAAAGCCATAGATCACTGCGTACAGCTGTAAAGTTGTTCCTTTCAGCTTTAGTCGGTTAATCATCCAACCGTAAACGATATAGTAATTTCCGTCTTTCATCTTTCCTCATCCACCTTTCTGATTTGGAGTAATTCTACTCGTTCCCCATTCAGCAACTCATGGAATCGCTTACGAGCATCCATTTCATTTTCGGCGAGTACCGTATAGATTCGCTCTACTTCCATGTCCGAAAGATAGCAGCAAAATTCATACTTTTTTGTAGCCCGCACAATAACCCTTTTGTTGTTCTCCATAGTGATTCACTCCTAACATTTATTTTACTTTTCAGAATGAAAAGCAAGTCGGATGCCGCTGATACGCTCAACGACTCAGAAGCGTGTTGCAATCACGATCTACAACGTGCAGCCACCAATGCACGGTTTTAAAGTCAGCCGACACCGTTAATTTACATCCACGGTCTACGGATCGCTGACAGGCTTGGGTCGGGATATGCTCCCGACGGGCATTGTTAGGTAATCACCTATGGCATTCGGGGAGGGTTAAACCCCGTGGGATGCAGTTCCATTTTCTTTCGGGAGGATACTGCTCAAAGCCTCCATTCGGTTCTTGTAAACGATAACCGGACTACCATCGGCGTCTGCTTTCGCATATTCCACTTTTGTCGTAAGTACGCACTGTGACTGGCAAATGCTCTTTTGGCAAGTCACATTTTTACTGGGGTCGCACAAGTATAACGCACTTTCTTTCTGATGCTCTTTCATGGTTTCAATCTCCCTAACTACAATCTTTTAACGATTACTGCCTAAAATTTAACGATTACTCTTAAATTTTAACGATTGCTTTTTAGCAATCGTGGCTGAAAAATAAAAAATGCCTGTCCACGCAACGAACTGAATCGTTACGTGGACAGGCATTTGTCAAAAACCAGCGTATTTTCGGCACTTTTTCTGTTTGGATATAAAAAAAGCACTTAACCTTTTGTATCAAAGGTTAAGTGCAGTTATGAAACAAACTTCGTTGAATTACGGATCTGATGGATGATACACTGCTGAATCTCTGTTTTTGGATAAACAGCCT